AGTTTTCTTGGTTTTGGTTTTTATTAAATTCTAATTGTGCTGCTTTAATTTGTAAATCAACATTTTCAAGCATTTTTTCACTTTGCTCATCTAGTATTTCTCCTAACCTATTGTTTGCAGCTATACGTTCTTCTATTGTTTTTGTTTCATCATCTCGTAGCTGTCTTTGTTGCTCTGCTTGTCTATCGTACTTTTCTATTAACCCTTGATTGATAACAGCAGCTACTTCTGCTTGTTTGTTTAGGTCAACTGTTGCTCTTGCAGCTTGTACAGTTGATTTAGCATATTCAGTTATTCCATTTACTGCTGTTTTTACAGATTCAGTTATTTTTTCAAACCCACCATCTTCTCCTGTTACTATATCAAATAATTCTTTTGATGCTTGTTTAGCAGTAAGTGCTGCTCCTGCAAAATCACCTGCAAAAAACTTAATAGCTGCTTTACCAAATAAACCTAATGCTTCTAAACCTTGTTTTAATCTATCTATAATACCTTGTTTAATAGATGAACCAAAATTTTTAATTGATTGTACAGGATCATCAAAAATACCTTTAAAGTATTCCATAACAGTACCAACGTTTGCATTAAGAAATTTAAAAAAGTCATTAAAGGCTAAACTCAATGCTTCAAAGGCAGTACTAAAAGCATCTGTTACTTTTTGGTTTTCATTAAATACTTCTGCAAGTTTAGAAAATGCTGCAATAGCTAAACCAATACCAGCAGCTTTAAGAGCAGTACCAATACCTTTTACACCTTTGGCAACCCCACCTGTTGTATCTTTAACATCTTCAAGGTTTTTATCTATACGTTGTACACTTTTGTTTACACTATCTAAACCTTTTTTAGCATCATCTACTTTAGCTTCTACTTCTATAATTTTTTTTAAACTCATAACTGCTCCTTAAATTGTTTGTATGCTTCCCTTATTGATTCAGGGTATTTATTTTTACCCATAGCTATATCTATATATTGTCCGTTCCATTTCTCGCTTCTTGCAAATTCTAATAAATCTAATATATTCTGTATCATATTAACTACAATTATATTTTACAACTACTGTTGCAGTAGCAATTTCTATTACTATAAATCCTCTAATTATTTTTTCTAAACATATGCCTGATGTTGTATTTATGCAATATGGTTCTGAATATGCATAAGCTATATACTTTGCATTTGGGTTTATTACATTTATAGCTGGTAATGGAAATGAATTTGTACCACCATCATAAGTCCATTTACTTGATGCTCCTGCCTTTACTTTATCACCTTCATCTGGGAATTGTTCTGCACCAGAATGATATATACCACCCATTTTTTTAACAAATCCACAAGCAGTTGATGAACCTATTTTTTGTGTGCTATCTAAAATATATAAATCTGAAAGTGATGGTATTGTATCTAAATATTGTGAATTAAACTGTGTATCATCATAAGCTCTTATAGCACCAAATCCTTTAACTGTTAATATAACACTACATTCACCAAACTGCCTTCTATTTATTATAACCCCACTTACCACGTGAACACTAAAACCACAATTTCTTAATTTTGATTGTACATTTTGTGCTGTTCCATCAGGATTCCAACCCCATTGAGCATAGTATCCATCAGGAACTGTTGCTTTAGCTGCAGTAGATGTTGTTGCTGTACCACTTATAAATCCAAAATCAGACTTTCTTTCATCATTCCAATTTGTATATACGCTTGTGCCTTCATTATAGAATAAATTATAGTTTTGGTTTGTAGTACTAAAATTAATATTAGATGTACCGCTTGGTATTGCAACATCTTTAAATGGTATAGAAGAAGAACTAAATACTTTTGAATCGTTTTCTGCATCTTCTCTTGATGTAGCACTATAAGCAAAACCTACCCCTGAATTTACTTTCACTCCACCTATTGTAGCAGGGATGCTCATTTGTGTTTCTAACATACCATCTAAACCGTTTGAAGTAACATTGTATTGTGTTGTTATGCTATTTGTAGGTATTGGCACACCTTCTACTACATAAGGCACTATTTTAGATTGTACATCAAATGTACCTGATGTTACATAATCCACTAAATCACCACCATCTGTTTTTATTCTAATTGTTCTTATTGTATCAACAGGGTTATCTGCAGTTGTAGATATTTTGTAATTTATAGAGTTTGTTGTTTCACTATATGGTGATGCAGGTACTGTACTTGATGAGGTAATTGTTGTCATTTCATTTGCTTCATCAAAATTACTATCTGTATTTGTTCTTGTATAAAACCTATAAAATATTGTTTCAGGATCAGTTAAACCTGTAAGTTCTAATAGTTTTTCGCCTTCTGTTTTATCATCTGTAATTTTATGTTGTGTAACTCCTGTTCTACCTATAATGGTATCTAAATCATCACCTTTTAAAACATCAATGGTAGGTGAATGTATAAATCCATATTCATCTAAACTTGGTGTATTACCTATTTCACCTAATTCATCTATTTTACCTCTTAATGTTACTGTTGTTGATGAGTTATTTGTTAATTGACTAACATCTGGCGTGCTTATAGTTGCAGTTGTTACAACAAGAGGTACATCTACTACTACAGGAATATTACTAATAGCTGTATCTTGTGGTACTTCTTCATCAAATGAAACAATAGGTAATTCTGCATTAGCACAACTTAAATCCGCTTTTAATAAAGTATTATCTGCAAGTTCTATTTGTGAATCTGCGGTATAACATCTTGCATCTGGTGTAAATTTAAGAGGTACAATAGGTTGTATTTCTTCTGTTTGTGTTTCTATAATACCTACAACTTCTTCTTTGATGTTTATGAGTTCTAATGTAGAAAGGTTTGTTTCAAAATTTGTAGTTATCTTATTTATCTTATATAACCTATCAAATATTATAACCTTATCTGCAAGTGATAAGTTGTGTAACATCTTAATAGGTAAATATGCTTTTACTGTTGTTAATCTTCTTTGTTTATCAAATATTTCTGTTACATACTTTTTATAATATTGATTAAACAATGTTTTAGAATAGGGTACATTAGTAAACTCGTTCTTTTCTGCACTAAAGTTTATATTTTCTGATCCATCTATACTTAATATATTTATTAGAGATGTTGAAACAGAATTAGAAGGTATGTATATTGATGCTTGTGATGTAAGCGAACCACCACTATCTATAACACCTATTTGTTGTGTTTTAAGTATAGGATAAAAAAGTAAAGGTTTACCAAGATTAGGTTGTTGTTTTATATCTGCACTCCATCCCCATTGAGCATTAGTATTTACACCATCTGCTACATTTACTAATCTTTCATATTTGAAATGTTCAAAAGGTAAACTTACTGTATATGTTTCACCTTCAAACTTTGCACTTGCTTGAAATCTATTCTCACCCCAATCTATGTTAAATAATTCTTTATGATTTTTTGCAAAGAAGTTATCTAAACCTTCATATGTAAAATCTATTTGTTTAAAAGGCAATACACTATCTACTGTTGAACTTTCTTTATCAAGATGTTCTGTTATATCCCACTTGTTTGTACTTCTATTGTAAAACTCATCTAGTGTTTCTACCACTAATACACCTTCATCATTTTGAAATGCTGTTAAATTAAACATCTTAAATAAGCCTGTAAGAAAATCTATTACTTTTATTTCAGGCAATTGATTTGAAGTATTTAATGTTACATCTGATAATACTGATGCTGTACCTGTAAAATGTATATCTGCTATACCACTTACCCTTCTTTTTCTTTGTACATAAAATCTTATTTCATATGTTGATGGTGTGTCTGTTTCTATACCAAAACTATAATCTCCCCTGTTTAATGGTAAATTTCTTATATCTTTATATTCACCTGTTAAATCATCATATCTTTGAAATACATTTCCATTTTCAAATATTACTAAATTATACTTTACTGAATTATTACTTGGTACAACTGTAACATCTAATGTTCTTTCTTTCTTTGCTCTACCTGTAGATTGATCTGGTGGTGGTGTAGTAAAGTAATTATTTCTTAAATCTATAACCTCACCATCAGAATAAGTTACATTAAAACCTCCTACAGTTGCTATATTACCTTCATCTTGAAATAAACCACCTGTTTTATTATGTAACCATAAATACAAATTATAAAATTGTGGGTTTGTAACATTAAAAAAATGTTCACTAAAAGTTATCCCATATTGAAACTCTATTGCTTTTATTATAGGGTAAATTCTTAATGCAGGTTTTAATTGTGATAATTCTAATCCGTGCTGTGTTCCTGCTTCATACGCAATATTATTTTGTGTAGTAGTGTTTGCAGTAGAATCACTTGTGTCATATATAAACCTTTTAGTATGTGATATTAATGGAAATATAATTGCATCTGTATAAGTAATCATTTTAGATGTTATATCTAATCCATCACTTAAATATGTTTTTATATTAGCATCAGAGTATGTAAATGTAAAATCTGATGTAATCATTTTTAATGCACTTAAATAATCATCTCCTACTAAATCAGGTAAGTTTACAGTACTACCAAAAAATGTTAATCTATATGTATGTGGTTTGTTTAAAAGTAGTGATGTACCTTCTAATTTTACTTTACCTTTTTTAAATGGGTTGTGGTTTAAATATAGTATAGCATCAAACTTCTTCCTAGCATCAAAATCTAATATATTGTAATTGTAAAAATGTTTAAATATTTTGTTGTTGTTTTTAGAAGCAGGTACATTAAAGGTTTTTGTAAAATCAGTAAATACTTTTTTTATATCCCTTATATCTTGTATTGCTTGTGTAAGTTCAATGCTCTCATCTTTAAATAATTCAATATGTTGATATGATGATGATACATCTTCATTCTTTATGTAAAGCTGTAATTTTAACATTAACGTACACTATTTATTTTTGTAAATGCAAATTCAAATTCTATTGTATAATTTATTAGTTTATCATTTAAACTTGTTTTAAAAGCCAATGATTTTGTTTTAGGAATTACAGGTAATGTTTTGTTTTCATATCGTATCCATACATTTTCTGTTAAAAACAATTCTTCAATAGTTTGGTTCATATCCTCTTTTATGAAACCTGTGTTAAGAGTAAGTGTTGTTTGACCATTAACATTATATCTTGCACTTTGCCCTGCATAAGTAGGATAACTTGTAGTATTATTTACTATTATATTTCTTCTAAATGTTTCATCAGTAACGCTTAAATTTTCTATGTTTTTCTTGAACATATATAAATCTTGAAATGCACCAAACTTGTTTACAAATGTTATTTTATAAGGTGTAAACTTGGGTTCACAGACATTGTTTACTGTTATTGTTTTTCTTAATGTAGCATCATCAGTATCAAATATTTGTATTGTAGAACTGTTTGCAGGAACTGTTATGTATTGTATTTTTTGATTAGTATTACCACTATCTGTTACTTGTGTTGTTGTAGAATCTATTATATATTTTCCAACACCTTCTGCAAATATTGGTAATTTACCTGCTGTATTTTCTGGTAAGTATATATTGTTTGATGATATAAGTGCATTTGTTGAAAGTTGTGGATTTACCTCATCTTCAAAATAACCATATCCATCTAATGCTAAATAAGTATTTGTTTGTGGGTTACTATAAGTAAAGGGTTCATTGTTTTCATCAAATAAATTTGCAATAGCTGTAACCCATACACATTTAGATAAATAATCATTATTAAAAGTTAAATCAATATAATCTCTTACAAGATTTGATACTTCAAAATTAATAACATCATCTGCATTAATTCTTTCTTTTTGTATTGTATATTTTAAATCAGAGTTTTGATAAGAACCTGATGTACCTGTATATATGTATAAACTTAATTGTGCTGTACTTATTGCCATAACTATAAATTTGTAAAACTCCCTGAACCACCAACATCACAATTTGCTATTGCAACATTTGTTACTATTCCATTATTATCTATTAGCCATAAAATATATGAACCTACACCTATACCTGCTCCTGCATTTATTGATACAGTACTTACAGCATAATATAAGTTTTGCCCTGCAAAAGCAGTACCTTGTTTACATACTGTTTTACCTTTTCCTGTTTCTCTGTTAGAAGCTGTTGATACTATTGCAGTTGATGTAGGAAATGTACCATCACAAAAATCTGTAGGTGATGCTTTACCAGATGATATAAAATAATTATTACTACCACATACACCTAAACTTGCAGGTTGTGTTATTGTTTTAGTACAAGTTAAAGTTTGTGAACCATCTCCTGTATTTGAATAACCACTTGGTATTAAAACTGTAAAATCTATTGACCTACTTGTTTCTGTTGTAACTTCTGCAAAATTAATAGGTGAAAAACCTTGTATTGTACCTAATTGTGTTTTACCTATGTGTATATCACCTCTTGTACTTATACCTTGCTCTGTAAGATTTGCAGTATCACAATCAAAAGTTGGTAATGTAGAAGTAGCTTGTTGTTTAAATGTTTTAGAACAAATTACTGTTGCTCCTGCATTCGTATATCCTACAGGTGCAGTTAAATCAAAAAATAAAGTAACATCTATTGCACTACTACCTGAATTTGCTGCAACACTTGTAATATGCCCACCTCCTGATGTTAAACTTTTTGCTGTTATTGTTGCTATTGATATAGGATCAGTAATAGTACCATTTTGTGCTATACTACCACCACCATTAGCAAGATTTGCTGCTGTACAATCAAATGCTGCACTTAAACCATTTACTGTAACTGCTATAGATTGAACTGCAGTACAAGTACCTGATGCACTTTCAAATGCTTCTATATATATTGTTTTAGTACCACCTATTTGATTAGATGTTAGCGTAAGTGTGTTTGAATTTACACCTGCTGTAACTAAATTTGTATGAAAGTTTATGATATTATATCCTGCTATTGTACCACCTGTAAAATAAGATGATAAATCTACAGTTACACTATTACCACCTACTGTTATTGTTTGTGCAGGAATACTACCGTTTGTTGTTACGTTTTGTGTACAAGTTGTACCTGCTACAAATGCAGGTTGTGTTGCTGATACATCACAAGTAATAAAACCATCTGTTTCTGTATTACTAAATCCTATAGGTATTTGTATTGTAAGTGTTACTGTTCTACTTGTAGGTGAAGTTACTGTTGCAAACTTTTCCGTACTAACTGCTGTTATTGTACCATAATCTAAAGTAGGTAGTGTAAGTATTCCCTGTTGGTTTATACTAAAATTTCTTGGGTTTGCTATGAAGCAATCAAATACAGGTGTAGGTATTGTAGGCTCACTATAAGCTAAAAAATATGGACTTCTTACGTTTATCTTTGTACTCATTAGTTTCTAAATAAATTATTTACATCTTCACCAAAAGCAAATGCCAAATCATCAGGTAGTTTTTTAAACGCTTGTTCAAATGGTTTTGTAAAAAACAAACTTGGTTTTAATCCTTTTCTATATATACTTCTTGCTATTAAAAACCCTATTGTATTATAACTACCTTTTTTAAACTTACCTTCTTTATCTCTTAATCTTATGTTTTTACTTTTTGCCCATTGTGCTAATGGTTTAATAGGGGGCATTTTGTTTGTATATGAAAAAGGTGTATTGTATTTCTTTTCTGTTCCACTTACACCACGATCCTGAAACATACCGTAGTCTTCCATTTCAAAAGACAAAGTATTTTTTTTATTATCTAAAAAATAAGCAAGGCTTTTATATAGTTGACCATCTGATGAGGTTGTTCCCTTACCTTTTTTTGATTTGTTTTTAGATAACCTTGTTCTTGCTTGCTGTACTACAAACTTACCAAACTTATTTAGTTCTTTATTTAAGTTTTCTAACTGCATATTGTCATATCATTTTGTACTACTACATCAAATGTTGCAGTCCATCCTGCTAACTTGTTTTCAAACCTATCTACAAATGGTTCACAACTTACATCACCCTGTACTTGGTAAAGTTCAGTATATAAATCACCACGTTGTAAGATGTTTATTATTCTTGTTAGTAATCCTAATTGTGTATTAAGTACATCTTGTTCGTTATCGTTTCCTACAAATATATCAGCAGTTGCTTCTTTGCTTATATCTACAATGTCCATTGCAAGAATAGAAATGTTAAATGTTAGTGTTTTAGTTCCTAATGTTGTGTTGTTTACTATAATGTGTGATAATGGAAATATAGTTTGCTTGTTTAAATCTACATCATCTAAACTTCCAAATGTAACTGTATTAACAAATGGTTCCGCTGCAAGTGCTGTTTTTAATTCCTTTGTTACGTTGTAAAAACCTTTCATCGTTTTTTAATTAACTTCTTTTCTAATTCTACTTTATCTTTTTCAAATGCTAGATACATTAAACATTTGTGGACGTTAAGTTTGGTAACCGTGTCAAACTTGGTAGCATCTCCTTTAGCAATACCATAGACCGACTGATACCAGCCCCACTTTGATCCAAAGCTTCCTTCTGCTGAATAGTCAGTTTGTTCGGCAACTCCTTCTGTAAATAATTCAGGATAGTTTGTGTTAACTCGTTGCTTAAATGATAAAAAAAAACCATAGAACCAAATACAATATCTAAAGTCATATACTTTAGTTTGTCGTTCATACCTTTGTATTCTTCTATATTGTACTTGTTACCTTTCTTAAATTTAATTGGTCTATATAATACACTCATTGCTTTATGCATATTATCCCACTTGCCTAAGTTCTCATCAAGGTCTATAAACTCTCCTAATGACATATCATCAAGTACAGGTATAAATCCATACTCTACATTGCCTAAAGTAAACGTAGGTGTTAAACTATGCTTTTTATCAAATATCTTGTTGAGGTGTACTACTATTTCTTGTACTGATTTGTATTTTATGTTTGCAACATCCTTTAAGTTGAGGTTACAAAATATCTCTACCATCTTTTGTAGTAAGAATGTAGATTCTTTATTTTCTTCTGTATTTAACTTTTCAAATCTTTGGTATTGATCTAGAGTTATTTCTTTAAGTGATTCAGGTACGTTTATTTTAACTTTCATATTAATACAATAAATTATTTAGTGTTTTGTATAAAAGGAAAAAGGTAACATCTCTGCTACCTAATTCCAATCAAACCAAATGAAAAAAATTAAATGTAATTATTATATAATATTCTATATAGATCTTCTATAGCTTGTTCAAGTTCTTTACTATTTTGATCATATATTTTTTTGCCTTGTATATAGTTATAGTCTATAGATGCTATAAGCTTTACAGCAGGTGGTTTTTTATGACTACCTCTACCTAATGGCTTTTGAATAACTTTAATATTGTTATCCCAACACTTATTTAATATTTTATGGTATTCTATATCCATCCTAAATCATATCTTAAATATAACAATAAATCTAACACACCATACATAGTTGTGATCCATGTAGCATTAAATAATATACCTAATAATATGTTCTTTTTTGTAAATACTTGTTTTAATATTTCTAAATCTCTCATAATATAATTATTGGTTAATAAAAAAGGGGTATTGCTACCCCTATTGTTTTAATTATTGTTTTATATTTTTTGCAAGTCTCATAATTTCACTAATTCCATTTTGAAATTTTGTAGCTCTTTTATAAGCATTTTTTCCATCAAATATTCTTTCTGCAAAATTATCTCCATACTTAATAATTAATTTGTAAGATGATCCGTCCTGGTTAGACATTAATTTAGTTGATGTCGTTCTGTCTTTATATATTTTCATTTGATATAATTTTAATTAAACTTTGTTTTATAGTGTAAATATACACATTTTTTTTAATATATAAACAATTTATTAACTTTTTTAGTAAATATAGTATTCTCCTTTGTTTGGATTCTCTAATATAGAGCTAAGGATATATCTTGCTGCGTCAACACAGTGATCACCGCTTGTAGGGTTTGGTTTTTGTAATGTATTGCCTTGTTTATCTTGCATCCATATATAGCCATTTAGTTCTCTTATTAGGTTTTTACTTCGTTGAGTGACATATATAACATTCTGATTTATTAAGTTGATTCCATATACAATAGAGTCTCTTCCTTTGCTTACAGGATATATAGGATGGCCATAGCTTAACAATTCAGCTATAGACTTTGGTTCAGCACTATCTGCATAGATTATATCGTTAACTTGATTGTTTTTTAAGAATTGACTTATATCGCTATTTAGCATTCCTTTCTTGCATAAGACCTCATCAAATATATATGAGTTATTATACTTGTATAAAGCTACAAGAGTACTAGGGTCTACACTATATCCAAAGTCCATGCCATAACCTAATAATCTTGTTTCATCTGGTACTGATGGTATCTCTTTCCAATCTGGTATACATACACCCTCAAGAGATCCAGTTTCTCCTAAGCCATATACTTTCCACCAATTTGACCAGTAAGTTGAGGTCTTTGCTTTCTCTTTAGCTTTTTCTATCTCGTCTACAATAGACTTAGGTAATACATTATTGTCTTTATAAGTAAGTGTAACGTAGTCTACTCCTGGCTGTCCTAATACTTCTTTGTCTACCCAAAACAAACTAGACGGGTTATAGTCTAACCATATATTACCTGATGTTCTTACTACTAGTTGATTGTATGCATCAAATGGTACATTATTACATTCGTTAATATATAAGTCTGTTCTTCTTGCTCCTCGTAATTTGTCTGGTTGATCTGTACTAAAAAACTCTATGTAACTACCGTTTGTAAATATGTATTTTAAAGTACTCTTATTGAACTGATTTTCTTTATACCTATTTAATCCATTTAATATAGACAGAAAGTCCTTTAGAGCGCCTCTGCGTAAGTGTGGGACCGACTCTGATACTATACTTATCTCTCTACCTTCGTTCTTTATGGCATAATCGATTAAAATAAGTATAATACATATCGTCTTACCAGCCGACGTACCTCCTCTTACAACCTTAATACGGTTATTAAGTGCACGTAATTTCGATAAAGCTTCGGTTTTTTTAACCTGCATACTAATCTACAAACAACGGAATATCCTCGTTGATCGTAATGTCTTTAGTCTCTCTAGGTTTACCAGCATAATAGTTATAGAATAGCTGTACATACTTAAACTCTGCACTTTCTAATCCTTTCTTTAATGCTTCAAAGGCCATAGGTTCTAATGGTGTAAGCTTCTCTATAAGTTCTACCTCATCGGCTTTAGACTTACGCCCAGCTGTTTTGTGACCTCCATTGTTTTTTCTACCATCCATAATTAAAAAACATTATTAATAATTATATAATAAAAAAAAACTTTAATTGTTAAGTAGTAACTGTCGTTTTTCTTGTCTTAGACTTCTAAGCTCTACTAAAGCTATAGCATATTTGTTTCTATAATATACACCAGGGTTTCTATCTTTTTCTCTTGTACTATTTGCTCTTCTTATGATATTGTCTATCCTTTCAAATACTTTGTGATATTCAATAGCATCTTTATAAACACTTATTTGTTGATCAAATACTTTAATACCATGTAGTACTGTAGCATGATCTCGTTTTACTGATTTACCTATTACGCTTAAAGATTCTCTTGTGTGTTGTTTACATAGCTTATAGTATATAGATCTAGCATATACGACTTCTCTTCTTCTATTTTTAGTTACTAAATTTATATTAGTATTATTTTCTACTAATTCTTTAATCTTTTGTATTTTCATTTTTTAATATATTTTTTATATCTCTTAATGTTAAATATTCACTTTGCTTTACAGCTTCTAATATACCTGCGCATGCTTCATATTCTTCTAAATCTTCATATACTTTAATTGCCTCGTATAATTCATCAACAGTAGATCCATTAGATAAGTCAACTAAAGCAAGCATATAGTATTCTTCTTTTATCCTACTCAAGTGTACCAGTGACTACGTATTCATTTATTTCTTCTGTTCTATTTATAAAGTATTTTTCAAATATACGTAATCCATATTCAACTTTATCTTTACCAGAATTATAAAAACTTTCTTTTACATCATATATTCCTAGATCTCCTGAGCTTTTGTCTATAACAAAAAACTTAAAATCTTTATAATCTACTTTAAATAAATTACAATAAATATATACTTGAACATCGTAACCGTACTTTTTAGCAGCCCATTTAAATCCTTTAATATCGCTAGTAGTTTTTAAATCTGCTATATAATCAAATCCTAATACATCTGCTTTAGCTCTAAAAGGAAAACCATTTAATATATCAAAACCAGGTACTTCAAATTTTGCTCCTCTTGTTAGCTCTTGCCAAACATTATTTTGTAATAAAGCATCAGCTGTATACATTGCTTTATCATATTCTTTTCTTGTAAAAACAAAATCAGCACTTCCAACTTCAGATACTTTGTCTTTAAATTTTTTAGTTACTGCGGACTGCACCTCAACAACGTGACATAAAGTATCTAGCTTTTCTGGTTCTAATGCTGCTAAATGAATTAGTCTACCTATCTTAAAAGCTCCTGTATCAGATTTAAAGTTTAAAGATCTTTGATAACTTTTAGGCGAATCTATTAACTGTTTTATAGCTGAGCTACTTAAAGCATATTTACCTAGCTCTCCATAGTAAAAGCTATCACTGTACATCTTTTTAATTAATTCATCTTTATCCCATACTTTACCATTTAATAGTTCTATCTTTTCCATTCTCTCTTTACTTTTTACATACACTGATTTCATTTCATCTGGTGATATATAACATGTATCAGAACCTAAATTCATAGTTGGATTTATACTATATCTTAAAGCTTCTAGTTCTTGTTGTGATTCAAACTTATAACTTTTATCAGATATTTTAATATTTACACCTCCATGTTTAATTGCCCAATCTAAAAAATTTAACTTTGTTGTTCTAAATGTTATATTCTTCCAATTAGGGTGTTTTACTACATCTTTCATTATTTATTTTTTACAAATGTTCCATTTTTCATTTTACCTTTACGGTTTTTTATTTCAAAATAAGCTGATTCTATACAAGTTTCAATACTTAAATTACATAATCTAGCTAAGTTTGTTAATACAACTACCATATCGCCTATAGCATCTTCTATTTCAAACTTATCTTTATTGATTATTGCTTGTGATAATTCACCAGCCTCTTCCATTAACTTTAGATATTGTGTTTTAGGATCTCCTTTTTCATATATACCTCTTTCTTCTGCCCATTGTCTAATAGGCTCAAACTCGTTATTTAATCTCATAGTGTTTATTTAAAAAATTATTATATATATGTAGGTTAGTAGCATGATGATAATATGTACCAATTTTAACATCAATTTCTTTAGATACTAATTCTTGTAACTTACTAAAACAATATTGGTCATTACAAAATCCAAACCATAAATCATTACTACGCATCAATACTGACATGTGTAATTCATCTTTTATTACATTAAAAGTAATTGCATAAGTGCAAGGTGTATCATTAGAATATCTATCTATCTGCTTACCATCATAGATGGAAATGGTTGCTTGTCTGGTTTCTCTATTAGCATGTAATTTATCTATTACTTTATCTAATTGAGAGTTCTGCAACCACTGCCATCCATAATTAGAATTAACCTCATTATTTTCATCTGCCATTCTCTTCCATATCTCAGGTACCTTACCATATATTTCACCTAATCTATTTATATTTCTATCTCCTGTAAGATACCATTGCCATTCTGCTTCAGCATATTCTTTATTTAGTTTTCTAAAATCTAAATTAATATCATTATCTAAAGGGTTAGCAATATAAAAACCCACATTAAATAATGCTTTAGTATTAGCATGATCTATTCCTGTTCTATGTATTTCACTATATAAATAATGAAAAGCTTGTTCCGCGTTAGAAAAAGTCATAATGATTTATATTCTTTTAAATAAAACTCTAATGTTTCTGATTGTGAATTTAAATAAATTTTTCTAAACTGTTCATATAATTTTAATACAGTTTTAGATGGTGCAGTATTTTTATACCTTTTACCTCCTTTTTTTAAATAAGGAAAACCAAAATTAGCTTTTCTACCTTTATGATAATATTTATCTATATCTAGTATTTTTTCGAATTGTTCTTTAGATAAGTCTATAATTTCTAATGTCAATTTATTTATAACAAACCAATGAGTT